CTTATAACCTCGGCTGTTGTGGTACTCTCTATCAAGTACTCACCATGACACCCGTTTCTATCAAAGAAACCGTGCCAGCCCACTGTCCTGCAGTAGGGTCCATCGCGAAAAGTCTCTTTAAGGCAAGACGCGTGTTGGAACTTGAGTTTAATCTCATTATTCCTAGCCTTAGGCAACACGCTGATTGTCTTTCCTTGAGAACTGAATGGGATGTTGTCTCCAAGCTTGAACCACCAGGGTTCCGCGAGATGACAGAGGATAGACAAAGGGAATACAGGATCGCTGTCAAGTCTTGTTTACGTATCTTTGATTGTAGATGCGTTCCGTGCGACCTGAAGGCTCAGCATTTGGCGAGGAGGGCCTGGACGAAGTCCATGACCCGCCCGGTGCCTTCCGTTGACCGTTTCGTCAACGACCCTGCTTGGTTGTTGAAGGAGCGTGTTAGGGAGCTTGTTTCCGGGTGGGGTAAGGGATTAGAGTTCGCCCGCGCCAGCGCTGACGAAAGGGGAGATGAAGGGTATGGTCACGTCGACCAGAACGGTTGTTTGGAAGTTACTTCCCATGATGGTGGCACTTTGGCTGTCCCTCGGGACGGCCCGTTCGGAGCTTGTTCTATGCTCCGGATTGGTGTCGCTAAGACCAAGGGAAAATTCCGCGTTGTATCGATGCAGTCTGCCAGGGTCAAGCGCGTGTTGGCCCCTTTGCATAGTGCTCTTTACGATCATTTGACCCGTTTTGATTGGTGTGTCCGTGGAGATGTCAAGAAGAGTGATTTTGAGGCCGTCCGTGAGGACCTTCGTCCCGGGGAGTTTTACATCAGTGGCGATTACACTGCCGCCACTGATAATATTCTCCCCTGGGTTACTGAAGCTGTCTTCGACGTGCTCTCTGAGTGTCCGTTCTTGACCGAGGATGAGAGGTGTATTTTGCTCCAGTCCGTTTCAGATCTTCATTTCGAGACTAATTCGGGGAGACGTGTTGATTTGACCAGGAAGCAAATGATGGGCAACCTCATGAGCTTTCCTGTTCTTTGTCTTATCAACAAGGCCTGCTTCGATATCTCGACTGATATCTTTTTTGGTTCTGGTACGCGTCGGGTGGGGAGGTTTAATGGTGATGATTGCATGTTTTGT